CTCGTTGGACGTTACAAAGCACTGGCCTAACGGGTACGATGAGATCACAGCTCTAGCAGCCCACAACGGCCTTCTAGTGATATTCGGAAAGAACTCTATCCTTGTCTATGAAGGAGCCACCAGCCCCTCTACTATGGTTTTGGCAGACACAATAGCAAACATAGGTTGTGTTGCTAGAGACACAGTACAGAACATAGGCACTGACCTTGTGTTTCTCAGTGCTACTGGTGTGCGTTCATTAGCTAGAACGATTCAAGAGAAGTCAGCTCCTATTAGAGATATTAGTAGGAATGTCCGTAATGACATTAACGCATTGTTGTCATTAGAGTCAGGAAACATAAACTCTGTGTACAGCCCAGAGAATGCTTTTTACCTTCTTAACTTCCCCTCTAAGAACATTGTCTACTGTTTCGATATGAGAAGTCCTCTTGAAGACGGTAGTTACAGAGCTACTACATGGAGCCAGATAAACCCTCTGTGCTTCCATAGGCTAGAAGATGGTACAATATACTTAGGACACAGCACTGGAATTACACAGTACGGTGGGTACAACGATAACGGGGATACATACGATCTCAGTTACTTTAGTAATCCTTTAGACTTTGGTAACGCAGCCAACTTAAAGTTTCTGAAAAAGTTTACTCTTACTATCATCGGTGGTCAAAGCACACAGGCAGTTCTTAACTGGGGCTATGACTACAGTGCTGCCTATGAGAAAGAGACGTTCACACTAGCTGCTCAGAAGGTAGCAGAGTATGGCTCGGCAGAGTACAACACAGATGATGCTGTGTATTCAACAGGCATTATCTTAAACACTAGCGGTGTAAATACCACAGGTAACGGCAGTGTTGTAACTGTTGGCGTTGAAGCTACTATTAACGATGGGCCGTTTTCAATTCAGAAGATAGACATTCTAGCTTTGCTGGGCAGATTAATTTAAAGAGGAAATATAGATGGACTGGCAAGATATTATAGGCAAGGGTGCAGAACTAGGAGCTAATTACTTACTAGCTCAGTCTTTAGCAGGGACTCAGAGAAGTCGTGCAGAAGATGCTGCAACTAGAGCAGAAACACTAGGACAGCAGTTAGCGAGTGCATCTACTGGCACGTTTAAGCCCTTCTCTGTTAGCACAGGGCTTGGGCCGGGTATCTCTGTTGGTCAGGAAGGTGGCGTGTCCGTTACTATGCCTGAGTCTCAGATGCAAGCAGCTAAAGACATTGCCAGAGCTGGTGGACAGCAGTTGCTTGGTGCTATTGGGCCGGGTACGCTTCAGGCAGAACAGGAACGTATCCAAGGGATGCTCCTTGGTCAAGGTATTGATGCTGCACAGCAGGACGTATACAGCCAGCTACAGGCTCTCCGTGCGCCTGAGCAGGAACGTCAGAGGCTGGCACTGGAAGAGCGTCTGTTTAATCAGGGACGCACTGGCGTGAGGACAGCTATGTTCGGAGGCACTCCAGAGCAGTTGGCTATGGAGAAGGCTATACAGGAACAGCAAGCTGCTGATGCACTGACAGCTAGACAACAGGCTCTAACAGAAAGGGGACAGACAGCGGGTCTTATAGCACAGGCTCTGGGTCTTGGTGGTCAGCAACAGGCACTTCAGGCTGAGCTGGGACTTGGTGGTTTACAGGCTGCTTTCGTACCGCAGCAACAGGCTCTCAGCTTGCTCGGTGCTGCTGTGCCGTTCTCTGAGTTGGCTACTAGGGCTGGCTTGCAGGGCGTGGTTACTCAGGGCGAGCTTGCTGGTTCAGGGCTTCAGGCTCTCACAGCAGGTTATGGAGAAGCAGCCGCTACAGAAAGAGCCTATCTGGAACAGTTAGCTCAGTCCTTGTTTGGTGGAGGCGGTGACAGCTTGTTTGGTCAGGTTATTGGCGGTTTGTTTGGTGGTGGTGATGGTGAAAACACTGGACTTAGCGCAGAAGATTACATTGCAATTATGAGAGCCGGTGGGGCCAAAATATAAATAAGGAGTTAAGTAATGGCTACAATAGATTTAGTCAGTAATTTATTACCCGGCATCCTGTCTGCCGAAGGACGTAGAAGACAAGAAGCAACACAGGCTCTTACTTCTCAGGCACAGCCTACTACTAGCGATAGTCTTCTTGCAGGACTGATGGCTCCCATGCCACAGACTCAGACAGAACAAATGCGTACTAACATTGGTGGTCTGTTTGGTCTGGACACTAGACCTCCTATGGTGAAACTCCAAGAGCAGTTGGCTGGTATGCCTCTTACTACTGCTGCTGATTACGCCAATGCTGCGCAGGTTGCTAAAGACTTGGGACTGCCAGCACAAGCAGTACAGTTAAGTCAGAAGTCTGCGCAGCTAGGAGAAACAGAAGAAAAAGCTAGAGTAGCTACAGAATCTGCGATTGCTGGTCGTGCAGCCGAAGCACAGAGAGTAATAGCAGCAATGGAAAATACCACAGACCCTCGTATTATGAAAGAGCTGCAAGGACTGATACCTTCAGTTTCTGCTGGTCTATTGTCAGGCTCAGAGCTTACTACTGCTATAGAAAAAAGTATTGACCGTTACTCTATAGAACCTCTTACTGCTGCTGAAAGAGAATCTATAGGCAGGCTAGTTGACGAAGACCCTGAGCTTCAGTCTTTGATGCAGAAGCCGGGATTCTTTGCTAGACTTTTTGGTGCAGAGAATGATGCTAGAGGTCGGGAAGAACTGATAAGAGAGTTTGGAAGAATTCAACAGATGAACCCCGGTATTTCCGATTCTCAGATTATTGATATGTTCTTAGCAGAAAACCAGTCAGCTATTGAGATGGTTGTACAAGGCGAAGGAACTGATGCGCCTACTGAAACTGTGTCAGGAGAACCTTCATTTGTTCCAGCAGGAGAGACACCAGAGGGTAATCCTCTTATGACTGGAGCAGAGCAGAGAGCTTTCCTTGATAAAGTAGGCAATGATAAAGCAGCACAGGTAACAGAAATAAACAGGCTAGTAGTGAAGAGGTTGGATGAAGAGGATGCTGCTGGCAGAAGGCCGAGGAATGAAAGAGAGAGGTCAAGACGAGCTGCTCAGTTGAGAAGAGAGTATGCTAGAACACTTGGACTAGACGTAACTCCTCCTACTATTGCTACTCCTGGTGGCCCCTTTTAATTTAGCTGAGACTGTTCATGGCTGAAAATACAAAACCTAAAGTTTACAGGGGCGATGACGCTGTAAAGGTTATAGAGCGCAAGTTCGATGTAAAACTTCCTCCTGAGTATAAAAGAGTAGTTATGCTGGAAGGCTATGCGCCAGAGCCTTATGAAGATGATAATAGAAAAATCTGGACTACTGGTGTAGGTCAGACAGGCATCTATATGGACATGACTCCTATAGAAGCCATGCAAGCTAAAGAAAGAGAGGTGTCTGAATACATCCCCAACTATGCTACTCTACCAACAGACATAAGAGCTGAGATATTTCAGCTTCACTATCGTGGTGATTTAGGTCAGTCTCCAAAGTTCAGAGAGTTGTTCAATACAGGAAAATATGAAGAAGCCAGCGTTGAGCTATTGAACCACGAAGAATATAGAAGAAGAAAAAATGCGCAGATAGGAGCTTCTTATAGGGATGGTGTTGTTAAAAGACTTGAAGAGGCTTCTGCTGTTTTTGCTAACTACACAGGGCAAGAAGGAATGCCTCGTGAAGAACAGGAGCTAACACAGAACCAGCTTGAAAGGATGTTTGGTGAGACAGCTACAGCTCCTGCTTCTATTACTATTCCCGGTAGAGAAAGACAGTTTCCTCAAAGAGAAGTCGGTGAGGCAGCTACTAATGTACGTCAGTTAATTAGAGACTCGCTAGGGACAGCAAAAGATAAATTACTAGAGAGAGCTGATAAAGCTGCTGCTGGTTTAGACAGTGCTGAAGCTGCTATGCGTTCAGTGTTGCCAACAGTAGGTGAGAAAGTACAACAAGGTTTAGACGCTGCTGCTGGAGCTATAGAAAGCGCAGAGCCTATTGCTCGTAAAGTTGTTGATGCCGGATTAGCAGGTGCTGATAGAGTAGCAGAAGGACTAGAAAGAGCTGAACCTATTGTCCGTGAAACACTAAACACTGCTAAACAGAAAGCACTAGAAGGAGCTGACAGAGCTGTAGAAGGACTGGATAGAGCTGAAGCTGCTATGCGTAGCAGATTAGAAAGACCAGCTACACAAGAGACAGAACAACCTCCAGTGCCTTCTTCTATTACTATCCCCGGCAGAGAAAGGCAGTTTCCTATAAAGCCTCCAGAAGAGAGAGCAAAAGAAGTAAGAAGGCTTTTGATTACTCCTCCTGAAGAACCAGAAACAATACAGGAAGCTATAGTAAAACAAGAAGAACCAAAGCCTATTCCTTACGAGCCTAAAACAATAACTCGTATACCCGCTGACTTCGGACAGAGAATCACACTAGAGGATATTCAGCGTAGTGCTTCTCTCCGCGAATACAGAGCATTGCCGGGAGATGTGTTTAAGGACGGTAAGCTGTACCGTGTCTATTCAGAGAAACCTTCTAAAGCATCTACTCCAGAAGAAGAGACTAAGCTGGGAGCTATTCAGAATCTGATTTATGGTTTTGATAGGTACGGTAACACTATAGAAGAGAACGTAGCGGACTACTTGAAAACAATTATCCCTATGAACGCTTCTTCTATACCCACAGAGTCAGACCCGTATGCTGATGTGCTTGCAAAAGCAGACTCAGACACAAGAAGGGATATGCTGGCTAGTCAGCGATACAGAGATTTAATAGAAGAGTACGGCTATGAGACTGTAGTCAGCCCTCCTTCTGGAGCAGCAGTAGTAGGCGGCTTGGTAGGCTCTCTCGCTAGTCCCACTACTTTAATTCCGTTAGGAGGCACAGTAAAGTCTGGTGCTTTGCTGGGTGCTGCTTTGTCTGCTGGCTATACAGCCTCTGCTGATTTGGCTGAGAGAGGTGAGATAAGAGTAGTTCCTACTTCAAGCTCTGCCATTCTTGGTGGTGTGCTTGGCGGTGGGTTGGCTGCATTGACACGCCCATCTAACATTGTACCAGCTTCTATGTTGGTGGATAAAAACAACAGGCTATTAAACTCTTCTCAAATGCTGCCTAGACTTTCCAAGTTGCAGAGAGAAGGCAAGATAAACGCTCAACAAGTAAAAGCTACCTATGATTACTACAATGTAACCAAGCCTGTAGCGACAGCAGAGAAGGCAGTCACAGAGCTAGGCCCAGTAATGCGCAATGTCTCGGCTGCTGTTGATAAATACTTAGGAGCTTTTGTTACTGTCCTGCGTAAGAAGAGTGGTCAGTTAGCTGACAGAGTTAGAAGGTTTGAGATCAACTCACATATGCAGATAGCCAGTAATCTGAATAAGGTAACTCCTTTTATACGAAGCCTGAATAACTTAAGTACAACCACAGCAGATGACATAGCTTACAGGATAGGGCTTGGTCAGTTTGACGAAGCTCGTAATCTCATGCCTGTCTCTATGCAGACTGAGTTTGAAGATACGCTGGGAGTTCTTAAAACTTTAGGAAAGGAATTAAAGAAAGCTGGTCACACGTTTGAACCTATTGAGAATTACTTTCCACGGTTGATGAAAGACCTTGATGGTTTCTATGAAGAGCTTGGTGTTGTTCTAAAAGGGCCGATAGAAAAACAGATTGAAAAGTATGCAAACCTGACAGGCAAAACAGTAGCTACTCTTAGTGAAGATATAAAGAACGATATAGCAGACAAGGTTGTTAGAGGTCTTACTGTAACTCGAAGAGAAGACGGTGTTGTTACTTTTGTTAAACCAAGTGGTAAGAAGGCTGGCCCTTGGAATAAAAGAACTGCTGATCTGCTCTTGCAGAAACAGAAAGACTTGATGAAATACTATGGCTCACCCGGAGAAGCCTTGCAGAACTACATTACAAAGGCTATCACGGACATAGAGAAGAGGCGTGTTCTTGGCATACATGGTAAGAAAGTAAATAAGAAGAAGCTCGGTATTGAAGAGACTAGCGATGGCTTCCTTGATGTGGATAGTTCTCTGGGCGCATTGATTAACGAGGCAAGAGCTAAAGGCGATTGGTCTGTTAAAGACGAAGCAGAAATAGTAGAGATGCTCCGTGGATACTTTGTTGGTGGCAACCAAGCTCCTAATGCTGTGCTACGTTTTCTCAGAACTGCTGGTTACTCAGGGACTATTGCTAATCCTATCTCTGCTATCACGCAGCTCGGTGACTTGGGTGTTTCAGGAGCTATGTACGGTTTCCGTAACACTATCTCTGCTATGTTTGGGGAGAAGAACATTAAGCTAGTGGACTCTGGATTGAAGTCTCTTGCTGAGTTTGAAGACCCTAAACGTACAGGGGCTTTCTTACAAAATCTGTTTAAGTATTCTGGGTTTGAAGCTGTTGACCGTCTTGGTAAAGAGACAACCATGAACGCTGCTCTCAGGAAAGCACAACAGCAAGCGCAGACTGCATCAGGCAGAGCTAAACTAAAAGAGAAGTATGGCAATGTTTTCGGGAAAGAGTATGACAATTTCATAGGTGATCTACAGAGAAAAGAGATCACAGAGAATGTTAAATACTATGCGCTTAACGAGCTGGCAGATATGCAGCCTGTGTTTTTGTCAGAAGTTCCTAGAGCTTTCATTGAGAATCCCAACGGTCGTATCCTGTATATGCTCAAGACGTTTACTCTCAAGCAGTACGATGTCGTTCGTAACAGGATAATAGGTGAGTACAGGAAAGGAAACAAAGAGCAAGCTATTAAACAAGCTGCCGTACTTGCTGCTTACTTGTCACTGGCTAATGCTGGCACTGGCATGGCAAAAGACTTTCTACTAGGTAGAGATGTTAAGCCTGAGCAGATTCCAGACAGAGCTTTGTGGGGACTGCTCGGTGTGTACGGTGCTAACCAGTACGTCAGTGAGCGTTACCTTTCACGAGGTGACTTAACAGGCTACGCTAAAAACCTTCTTACTCCAGCTACTCCTTTACTTGATGAAGCGTTTAAGTTAGGAGGCGACATCGTTGGAGGGGACTTGGAAGAAGACTTCTTAAAGTACGCCAAGCCAGTACCTATTGTGGGCAACATAGCGTACAACTGGTTGGGTGGTGGAGCAGAGAAGTACAACGAAAGGAACAAATAAAAAAACCTACCTAGCTACGAAAACGAATGAAAAGTAACTAGGTAGGCTGAGGAGGACTCTTTAAGAGTAATACTATAACGTATCTAGTAGTCTGTCAAGATACCATCTAGCTTTTTCTAAATCTTGCTTGGTCTTTCCTTTGTACATACACCGCCAGAGATACTTCAGTGTATTCCCACGGCAGTACCCTTGAAACTCTTCAGCACTGAGCGTAGCCTCGATTGCATCTATGCACTCTACTGCGCCAGTGTTGTAGTGTGACGGGCTGTGGACTTCCATTGACAGTGAAGTTTCTTCTCTTATCTTATTACCTACTTCAGCCCACTCTTCTTCTGTAGCATCGTCTATAGAATCCTTAACTACTTCCCACTCACAGTCAGGCAATAGCAAAGGACACTGCCCAATTACGGTAGCGTATACCTTCTTGCCTATGTCATTAACGATGATGACATCCCTGTCTCCTTGGTGCAGAACATCATACTCTTTACCTTCTGTTAGTGTGCCTACTGCTATTCCTGTTGCTTTAATTTTCACCGTACTTTCTCCTCAAGTAATTCATAGGTAGTGGAACAAAATCAAATTCCCCATCGTCCACATCGTGAAACATCCAAATACCTGACCACGAACCGTTTGTCTGTGGGTTTAGGTAGTCCTCATCATGCTGGTAGTAGATACCTGCAAAGATACTTATTATTGCTTTCCCATCGGGTCTTCTGGGATGAATGTGTATCTGTCTGTCCTGCACATGACCCATTACACATGACATAGCCTTTTTAGACAACGCTGAAGCAGATGATACAGGACGGCCCATGACACCGCTAGTAAAGTAATGGCTATAAACAGTCCCATCAATAATGACTGGCTCAAGAAAATCATAAACTTCCCAGCCCATCTCTTCAAGCTCGAAATCATCATAGCTTAGTAGTCCTTCCAGTTTAGGGTCTGACTCCACGGCTCGCTCGATTCTATGTTCGTGATTACCCAAACAAAATACAAGTCTTGGGTTCCATGTCTTACGCTTTCCTTTCTTTAATCGTTTCTGCTCTTTACGTATAGGCTTCAGAAACGCCTTCATAGCCTCTACTCCTGCCTGTATGTCAGCAGTGTATCGTCTACCCTCAAAGCTCTTCTTGCCCACATCGTAGCTACACAAAGAGGGCATATCCCAGTGGTCGCCAAGATGAATGATAACATCAGGCTTCTTCTCTGCGGCATATTTACCTGCCCACTCCAGATGTTCTATGGGATACCCCGGCTTGACTTGTGTGTCTGGTATTATTAGATGCTTAATCATACTCACCTCGTTGCACACACCAGTGCTAGGTCATCGTAGTAGATTGTCTGTGCTTCGTAATAGGCTAGTATGTGAGTGTAAAGACTCTCTTCACCACCGAATAGGAAGTATCCTAGAAGGACAGGGAGCAGTATCAGTGAGATGCTATTTGATACCCCAACTAACAGGGACATCAAACTCAGTGAAATACCTGAACCCCTGCTTGTCTGCCCACTCTCCGTGACTGAGCTTTGTTCCATCTTTTCTTCTCCTCGCTCCCGGCATGGGAGTCTTTGGGTTGTAAAATATAAAAACAAGTTCGTCATGTTTGCCAAGCCCTTGTGCTATATCAACGTACTTTCTTGCTTCTTGTCTGTCCCTGAATCGTCCCTTTGCTTCTATGTAGATCGTGTTCTTGTTGTCGTGGTAGATGAAGTCAGGGTAGTAAGTCTTGTACTGTACGTACTTGATAGTCTCTGAGTGACACTTACAGCCTTTGAGTTGCTTGTGGTGTAAGTCGTACTCGAACCAGCTATCATAACCTTGTGGTGGTTTGCCTGTACGTTTCTTTTTCTTACTCGGTTGTTTCATACGGTGGAGTCCATATCTCTTCCGGTTTGCGCCTGAGCCATA